CGTCCAAATGGCGGAAATGGTGGATCAGGTGGAGGTGGAGTTGTGAGTGGCTCAAAGCTATTTGTAGACTTAGGCTTTCCAGGTGGTTTGCAAGTAGGAAGAGGAGAAGCTGGTGCAGGTGGCGGTGGTGCTGCTAATTCAGGAAGTAGTAATTTTGATATATTCTATAATCCTTTCACAATACACCAAGGTGGAAATGGTGGAAACGGTGTAGCACTTACAATTCAAAACGGTACTCCTGTTTATTATGCAGGTGGTGGTGCAGGTGGTGGATGGGTAAATGTAGGACCTGGTGCTGGTGGATTAGGTGGATTAGGTGGAGGTGGAAATGGTGGTTCAGGTGTTAAAGGAGCAGGCGCAAAGGGTGCTGCTAACACAGGAGCTGGTGGTGGTGGGGGTGCTTTATCTGACCAAGCGAGTAACTGGGGTAATGGTGGAGATGGTGGATCAGGTATAGTAGTTATTATACACGTATAGTCCTTTATTATTAATATCTTAAAAAGCTACCTTAAAAAAGTAGCTTTTTTTGTTGCCTGATATGTAGAATGGTCGTATCTTTAGGTTCTAAACAATATAATATGGCAGCTTTTCTATTTTACACGTTAGTTCTGATTTCATTAGGACTTTTTGTACGACTATTTTGGATCGAATTAGTTATAATAGGAGCAATTTTAATGTTTGTGTTAGGAATTGTTGTATGTTCTACTATCACAGCTATTTGCTTTCAGTTTTTTAGTCTAATGACCTCTCAACTAAACGATCACGGGTCTTTTGCTACCTACTTTATGTATTCAGCAGTATTTTACACAGTTATGATGGTAGTATACGGATGTATTGTGTATGACTTATTCAATATCGGAGTTGAATTTATTCAAAATGTTTTTAGAAAATAACCCATAAAAATCCATATTGTATATATTTATTAATATACAACAAAATTAAGATTATGTCAGAAAAGTTCACACTTCCTACCGAAACTATTGAGTTACCTTCACAAGGTAAAATTTATGATTTAAGCAATCCCCTTTCTTCTGGTACTATAGAAATGAAGTACATGACAGCTAGAGAAGAGGATATTTTAACAAACGTAAACTTACTAAGACAGGGTTTAGCTATTGAAAAAATGCTTCAATCTCTTATTAAAACACCCATAAAATACGATGAGTTGATATTGGGAGATAGAAATGCATTATTAATTGCTGCTCGTATATTAGCTTATGGTTCTGCTTATAGTTTTGAATATACGGACACTGAAGACGAAACAAAGGAAATCATTAATATTGATTTACAGGATCTAAAAAATAAAATTGTAGATTATACAATCTTTAATAATAAAAACGAGTTTACTTTTGAATTACCTAACTCTAAAAACACTGTAGCTTTCAAATTGCTTACTGTAGGTGATGAAAAAGCAATAGATGCTGAGTTAAAAGGCTTGAAAAAAGCTAATTTAGCAGCTGGTGAAGTAACAACTCGCTTGAAAAAGCAAATAGTTGCTGTAAATGGTGACTACGAACCAAAAACAGTAAGAGATTTTGTTGACAACTATTTAATTTCAAAGGATTCCAACCCTCTACGATCCTACATAGGTTCTATATCTCCAGACATTGATTTAACAGTTAATTTTACTTTGCGAAGTGGTAAAGAAATTGATCAAAACTTACCTCTAACAGCAGAATTTTTTTTTCCCGGGAGTTGAGTATAGAGCAGTTTACAAGAGAGAAGTTTTTGAATTAACTTATCACGGAGGTGGCGGCTTTTCGTGGTCTGAGGTTATGGATATGCCTATATCTGAAAGAAGACTTAACATTAAGTTTATTAATGAGCACTTAGAGAAGCTACAAGAAGTAAGAGAACAGCAACAAACAGTTACTGCTGATAAACCCCTAATCTCTAAGCCAAACATACAAACCCCAGAGCAAGCAAAAGCAACTTATACGTCAAAAGTAAAAAAACGATAGATAGCTATTTATTTAGACAAGAGTTAATTTACTATGGCAAAAAGACCAAGAACTAGATCCAGAAAACAAACTACACAAGCACCGGTACCAAATCCCACCCCAATTCCCATAACTGCAGGGGTTTCTATAGATGCAAGTGATGTTGGATACTTAGATAAACAGGCCACATCTTTAAAAAGTATCCTTAACACTACTATAAACATTAATAAAGCTAAGAGTGAGGCGGCTACTTTTACGAAACAAATTGCTCAATTGGAAGGTAAACAGTTGGAAAATGCACAAAGAACTGGAAAACTTTTAAATGAAATCGCCAATTATGAAAAAAATATAGCAACTGCTAAAAAACTCGGAGCTGACCCTAAGCAGATTAGAAACATGCAAGCATTCTATCTCAGTCAAAGAAAGGAGTTAAATAACTTGCAAAAAACTGAAGGTGGTATTTACAAAACACGAGAATTTCAAGCAAAGAAGCAGGCAACAAACCTAGAAACAGAAAAAAAATTAATTCAGGACGTCAACAAAGAGAGAGGAATTGGTAATAGATTATTAGATGTATTCAGAACAAAAGAACAAACACAGAGACGAATTGACATAGCTCGTGCTAAGGTTAACGGAGGTATTAATACCCCAGGAGAGGAAGGAAGTGGAAAAAAGAAAAGTTTAACAGATACTTTAAAAGAAACTAAATCAGGAAAGGTAGCTATTGCAGGAGCAGTAGCAGGATATGAAACATTAAAAGCAGTTGCAAAATCAACTGGTGAGGTAACAAAAACAGCCTTAGCAGTTCCCTTTGCCTCTGCAGCTAATCTACTTACTGGTCAGGATTATGGCATGGGTGGTGGTTCAGTTAATGCATCAGGTGCAACTAGTATGCTAGGTGGCTTAGAAAAAATAGCAAGCTCGATTCCATTTATAGGCGGATTACTAGGTGGGTTAGTGGGTGCATTTAAAGGAATGCTTGATGCAGTATTAGGTGTTGAAGAGGCTAACTTCAGAGTTGCTCGATCAATGAATATTTCTGTAGGTGCCGCAGAAAAAATGAGAAAGCAGTTTGATGGAGTAGCAAATGCTAGTGATAATATTGTTGTTAATTCAACTAGGATGTTGCAATCTCAAATTGAATTGGGTAATCAGCTTGGAGTTAATAAGCAACTTAGTAATGATATTTTAGTTAATGACACTAAGTTAAGAGATATTTTAGGATTGGAAGCTGGATCACGTCAAGCAATTGCTGATGCTTCGATTGTAACTGGTAGAAGTGCAACTAAACTAACTCAGGGTGTTATAGGAACTGTAGGTGCTTTCAATAAAATGGTTGGAACTAGTTTTGAGTTTAATGCTATCATAAAAGAAGCATCTCAACAATCAGGTGTAATGGGATTAACTTTTGCTAAATACCCTGAAAAGATTACAAAAGCTATACTAGCAACAAAAACACTTGGATTTGAACTTAAACAACTAGATTCAACAGCTGATAGCTTTTTAGATTTTGAAGGTAGTATATCAAAGGAAATGGAAGCTCAGGTACTAACCGGTAAAGACCTAAATCTTACAAGAGCTAGAGAAGCTGCTTTAAATAATGATAATGCAACCTTAGCACAAGAAATTACTAAGAATGTAGGCGATGCAAACTCCTATTTAAAACTAAATAGAATTCAACAGGAAGCAATTGCTAATTCTGTTGGTATGACAAGAGATAGTTTAGCTGATGTATTGAAAAAACAAGAGCTGTATTCAAAATTAGGTGCAACAGATGTAAAAACATTTAACGAAAAAATAACACTATTAGAAAAGCAAGGCAAAACACAGCAACAAATTAGTGATTTAATTGGAAAGGATAATTATAATACATACACTCAAGTAAGTACTGCAGAAAAACTATCTGAAATAATGCAGAAAATTCAAAAAGTATTCGTTGACTTTGTAAAAAACTCAGGATTATTTGATTTTTTAACTGATCCAAAGAAGATAGATAACTTTATTAAAGGTCTAGCAGATAAATTAGCAAGTACAATTAGCTTTATTGGTGAAGTTATTGCAACAATGTTAGAAGGTGTAAGTCACTTACCTTTCACAGATACAGATAAGTGGCAGGGTTTAGCAAGTAAGGTGAGATCAGGAGCAGGTAGCCTTGCAGGAGGTATAAGTGCTACAGGTAATTCGCTAGGAGGTGCCATATCTAACTCAGTAAGTGGTACTAAAGAGGCAGGTGCACAAAAAGAAGCAGCACAGCAACAAGCAATGAAACAAACATCGGCTGGTCAACCTTTAAGTTCCAATGTACCAGATTATCTACATGCTAATCTTTACATGGATGGTCATCAAATTACTACAGCAATAGTGCCATTATTACCACAAAACCGTCAGGCAACATCTGGTGCTGGGGGTGGTTAAAGTAAAACATTAAAATCATGTCGCAGATATTAGATCAAATAACGAAATCTCAGCTAAGTAAACAGGGTCAAACCAATTCTACTGGTATTTTTGAAGGTACTCCTTCAAATGTTGCAGTTGTAACAAACTCATCTCATCCAGTAGTAAGTTCAGTATNAAAGCCTCTTGTCAATCCAATTGATACGGTTTACCAAACTGTTCCGCCTCAACAAACGTATTTAGATTATCTACAAGCAAGCAATAAGTAAAGATGCCACTAATCAATTTTAAAACGAATTTAACCAGCTTAAAATACGGTTTAGACGAACCTGGAGGAGGGTATAGTGGACAACCATTTTTACAACTACCTATTCCAGACGCAAGCACACCTCAGGACATACAAAACTTCTATACTCTTAATAGAACTAGCTTAGATTTTCCTATTAGAGGTGGATCAATTACTTCTTTGGTGAATGGTAGCTATACAAGTAATTCTGCTATCTTTGATGCAGAAAGAATAAGTGCTTTTTTAAAGAGTGCTCCACGTGGTAATGCTTTTATCGAAAAACAAGTTGGATTACAACTAACTAACCCAAGATTACAAGTACAAAACACTGTAAACTTAGGTAATTTATCCTTTAGTAACTTAGCAAACGTAGTATTACCGGTTACAAACGCTTATGATCCTTTAAATACTTTAGCACAGGTTGCTGTGATGGGAACTGGAGCGCATTTTAATAGACAAGGAGTATTACCTACTCTTTTTGAGGATATTCAAAGCACTTATCAATATATTGTAGGAGCACCTCAAAACAATACGGAAGTAACAAATAGACTTACAATACTAAAAGCTATAAAATTATTTCCCAATTCAAATTTTCAAGTAAGTGCTAATAATATAAATAATATAGGCATTGATCCAGACCTGGTAGATAGATTAGGTATTTCAACAATACAAAACCAATTATTTAACTACCAAGGTGGTCCTGGTTCAGTGTATGGAATTGGTAGTACTATAATTAGGAGAGCAACTAATCCGGATGGCAGTACTACAAGTACAGATGCAGCTTCTATTCCACCTGCTGAAATTAACGGATTTTATGTTGGTGGCGTTACTCAAGCCTATTCAACGACAGCTTTTACCTATTTGCAACTAGCTCAACAAAATACACGTACTCAATCCGGCACAACTGTTAATTTACCGGGCTTTCAGAGTTTTAACGGTGGATCCTTTACAACTCCATCTGTAGCTTTATCTCCTATGAACGCTAACATCCAAGATTTTAGAGCTCAAACAAATAATGGAAATCCGATAATACCAAGTAGTGATTACACAGTTTACAACATAGCTAAAAATTATAATGGTCAAGGAGGTTTAGGTATTGGTAATCCTGGTTCTCCTTCAACCAATAAAAATTATCGAGTTTCAAAAGGTAATGCTATTGATAGAGTAAACAACCTTAACCCTTTTTATTACAATGCTGTTGGTACAGGTAACGATCCTTGGACAGTTGGTGGAAACGATACAAAAGATATTATTAAATTTGCATTTGAATGCATAGACAACGACGATCCTAACTTTTCAGTAGCTTTGCTTTTCAGAGCTTTTTTTGATGGTCAAATAAGCGATTCAAATACTGCAGAATTTAATTCTTTTAAATATTTAGGTAGAGGTGAAACTTTTAGAACTTATCAAGGTTTTGATAGAACGATTGCTTTTAGTTTTAAAATATTTGCTCAAACAAGGCAAGAAATGGTACCTTTATACCAAAAATTAAATAATTTAATATCACAAGTTTATCCTGATTATTCTCCAACTTATAATTTAATGCGTGGAAACGTTGTTAGATTAACAATTGGTGACTATATTTACAGGATGCCTGGTTTTTTAGAGAGTGTAAACGTATCTATCGATAATGGAAATACTCCTTGGGATATTGTATTAGGAGGCAAAACAGAAAATGATATTGCACAATTACCTATGATGGTAACTGTACAATGTAGCTTTAAACCAATTATGGACATACTACCAAGAAAGGTTTCAAAGAATGCAACGACAGTAGCTAATGTTGAACTCATTGCTAATAGAGGATCTAACACAAACGGTGTAATATCCGACGCTATACTTGATAAGTCACAAGGACAATCTACACTAGCTTCAACACCAGCAAGTCAAATTCCTAACTTGATACCAGCTAATACAAATCTAACATCGCAACAGATTGCAGACAGGAGTGCAGCAGCTGCAAACGCACAGAACTCTTACAATAAACAAGCTCAGTTAATTCCCAATGAAACACCTGAAGCTGTCGTCTTACAACCAATCAACTTAGGTACCATATAAATGTAATATTAGTAATGCAGTCAAGATATCAAAATATAGCAACAACAAAGTTAAATGCAACAGGTAGTTTGTACTACGAGACAAATGTTTATCCTGAAATTCAACCTACTAATAATGATTACTATCTTATTACAACGGTTGATGATAGATTAGACTTAATAGCTTTAAATTTTTATCAAGATGCAAGCCTATGGTGGGTTATAGCATCNGCAAATGCTTTACCTGGTGATTCAATTTATCCACCAATNGGTATACAATTNAGAATACCTGTTAATATTTCTTCTGTATTAAACACATACAACCTAACAAATAATGGCTACTAAGTTATCGAATATTATTGGAGCTCCTTTTGCTAATTTCGTGCTGCAACAGCTTGCTGTTAGAGCATATAATAATAGTTCTACTGATAGAAGTAATCAACAAGTTTTATTTTTAGCTAACAAAAGTGCNTGGGCTCGTTTAACATCATCNGTGCAGATAACACCACCACCAGTAGCTAACCAGCCTACTAACTACGGAACAAAGCAAACAACTTCTACGGGCTTTAACAATAACTCACAAACTAAAGTTCCATATTTACCGTCAAATACAAATTCTCCAATATCATTAAATGAATTTTATAGACAGTTTAATTTAGATATTAACCTTTATAAGACAGGGGATGACTTAGCAAAAAATTGGGTTTTAGAAGCGGGTACATCAGTGCAAAATGGTAATGGTATAAATTTAAGACAAGGAATAGGTCCAAATGGAGCTTATGGACTAGGTGGTACTCAAGAATTAGGTTACAGACCTATGCCAGGTCTAACTTCAGTTACAATTGAAACTACAGGTAGATTAGGTTCTCTAAGACAAGCTACCATTAATTTTAAGGTTTGGAATATGGATCAATTAAATGTAATTGAAGCCTTATATTTCAGACTTGGATACTCGATGCTACTTGAATGGGGTCATACTCAGTATTTTAAAAATAGCAATAGCTCTAATGGCGTAGAAGCAGCGACTGGTTTATTTGTAAATAATGGAGTTTATGGTATTGGAGATCCTTTCGTAGCAGGTTTAAGAAAAGANGANGTGCAGCAAAGAATTACTAGTAAGGTACAACAAACNAGTGGTAATTANGATGGAATGCTTGGAGTTGTTTCAAATTTTACTTGGTCTTTTAATCAAGATGGTGGCTACGATTGTATGGTGAGATTGGTAGGATTAGGTGCTGTCATGGATTCTATGAGAATTAACCAGGTGTATAATTTACCTGANGGTTTAATACAAGAGTATANAAAAGTACAGCAAGGTCTTGCAAACGCAGCACAAGAAGCTGAGCTTGCAGCCTTAAAAAAAGAAGTAGAGGAGTNAGCTAAGAAAAANGCACCAACAACAACGGTAAANCTCGATCCACTTCCNACAGACGCTCTTGAATTACTTGCAAGAGCAAAAGATTTTGGAAGCTACGATAAAAACAAAGGAATAAATGATTTTGTGGCTGACTTTGGAGCCTATTATTACTCGAGTTTTAAACCGCCTAAAGGTAATTTTGATTACTACGATCCCTTTTCACAAACTAGTGGTAATCCAAGTACTGATGCAGCAGTTCAATCCTTGTATGCAGGGCTTTGGCTAGCTAAGCATCCAGGTATTCCTTTTACTAAGGTTGTAGCTGGTAATAATGTCATCTTCGATACGGCTTTAGTAAATGCAGCAGTAGATGCTTCCCTTGTTGGTAGGGATTTTACAGGTCCAAATGGACAGCCTTATATTAGTAGTCAAAACACTGCCTTAGGTAGGTATTTGGATCATGAAACAGAAACTTTTTTTCAATTTAACGATCCAAAGTTATATAATGCTCCTTTAGATAAGGTACTACCAAAACAACTTTTTAATGGTAGTATTACTATTAATATCGATAATCTACCGACAATTGGTAAAAATACAAAAGATATTTATATTACTCTAGCTTGGAGAGTAGACACAAGCTCTACTAATCAATACTTCATACCAACAAGACGACTATTACTAGACGGATTAAAGACGTGGGAAGCTCTTACTCCCAGCACATTAGCACTAACGTCTATTACAAAACCAAAAAAAGATGACATAGTAGTTGTAGGAACTTTCACAACTAACGTAGATGCTACTTGTAGTGTTCCAGATAATCAACCTGTTTTAAAGGCTGGCGCATTAACAAATCCTGGCGTTACGATAAATAATGGTATAGGTACTAAAAGTGTTCCCATTGTTTGGACAATTACAACAAATAATACTGGCTTTATTCAAGGAGTTGCAAATGCAAATCCTCAAAATAATGCAAACACTAATCAAACAGGAACAGGAGCTACTGGTGATAATAATGGCACTGTTAATCAAGCAAATGCAGGTCAAGTAGAAGCACCACAAGGTTTTACATCAGCTTTGGATGCGATGTTAACACTTGTCCAAGCCGAAGCACAATACAAAGCAATAAACAGTAACGATTTTGTAATAAAAGTACCTTTACAAAATAACAATAATAGTAAGAATCCTGGTATCACTAATAAATTTTATTCTCAAGGTTCTTTGAATGGAGTGTTTGATGCTTTTGATCCTAACAGTGTTGTACAAAAGCAAATAAATGCAAATATAACAAATGAGAACGCAGCAGTAGATTTTAATTTGATTGCCTACGCTAAGAAAGGATTTAACAGCAATCTAATGGCTAATCCAACTNTATANAGCAAAGTACCAGACGTTGATTTTAATCAACTGTGCAATGCTTATGTCGTTAATTACACCTTAAGTGGTCCAGATACCTACATCGATGCTAGAACNAAACCTGTTTACATAACTTTAGGTTATTTAGTCGCCTTTTTGAATAATATGTGCTTAATNTACGATTCAACTCAATCAGAGCAGACTATAAATCAAACAGCAGATACAGCAAAACGTCCTTATGTTTATATAGATTTTAATCCGGAAACAAATTTTTGTTTTACATCACAACAACAGCTATCAACAGATCCAACTGTATGCTTAATACCTTTTAATTGCTCAGATGATGATTATGAACTTATTTTTCCTACCGATGTAAAAACAACCGAATTTGATCCTGATCTATTTTATCCAGAATCGGAAAACAGACTCAGTGCAGCCTTGTATGACTCAGGTTTAACTTTTAAACCTAAAAATTCAGGAAAAACAGGTAACAATCAAGGTCAAACGATGAATATATTACTTAGGATTGATTATTTGTTGACCACCTTAAAAAGTTTTGCAAGTAATGATCCACATAACGCTGTTATTTTACAATCCTACTTAGAGCAGATAATGAAGGATGTAAATAAATGCTTAGGTGATGTAAATTTATTTAGGATTGCTTATAGAGATGATACAAATACAATCCAAATACAAGATGATCAATGGGTTCCTGAATACAGTGGAGAAACTGGTACAGAGGATTCGATTTTAAACCGTGCTGATTTTTTACGTAAGTTAAGAAACAATCCAATACTATCAGGTGAATTACCAGTTTTTGGTTCTGGAGCACAAGGTAATACACTCAGTTTAACAAGACAGTTTCAATTTAAAACAATAATGTCTACTAAACTTGCTAGTATGGTAGCAATATCAGCTCAAGCCAATACAGATTCTGTAAATTCTATTGACCATTCATCCCTAAGTTACTTAAATCAACACTACACAGATAGATACAAGCCTTATGTTCAAAATCCATCTAGTCCAAAAGGAAGTAACAACGGTTCAACAAATAAAAATTTACAAGAATCAAACAACCAAAAGATAGCCAACATATTTAACCTACATATTATTAACATCTATAGTAACGCTAAGCTCGATCCTGACAAAATTCAAATGGCTAAGAATTACTATATTGAACGTATGTCACACGTTAAGTCTGGTGATCCAATCACTTCTGCAGCTCCGTTCATACCTGCTGATTTAGAAATGACAATAGATGGTATTAGTGGTATTATAATGGGTAATGGTTTTACAATACCTGCAAATAGATTACCAATATCCCTCAAGGAAACTACAGGTGATGGTAGAAGTTTTTCTAAGGTTGGTTTTATAGTAACTGGCTTGACGCATACTATTCAAAATAACGAATGGTTGACTAGATTTAAAGGTCAGATGATTAAATTAAGAACCGACCAACAAAATTTTACTACAGTTAGTGCTCAACCACAGACAATAGCACCTGCTCCTATTCCTACACAAACAGGACCAAACTCAACAGGATTTAATAATGCAATAAATAGTACACCGTGGAGTGCAGCTTTTATAAGCTACGTCATGTCGAAGGCAAATGTAAATTTTCCCTATAGTGCTGCTCACACAGGATATGCTCAAACCCTAAGAACGCAACCAAGCTATAATTTCCAGGCTTTAGATCCGAAAACAACTACTCTACAACCAGGTGATATTGTAGTGCAAAATAGAGATGGTAATACTTTAACTTTTCGTACCAATCCATGGGATGGAAGTTCACATGGTGATATAGTTGTGAGTGTCAACGGTACTCGTGCTACTGGTATAGGAGGTAATGTTGCCAATACTGTTGCTCAGAGCAGCATAAATTTAACAAGTGATGGAAGATTAAATGGTCCAAACTACTTTGTAGTATTAAGACCTCCACAAAACTCTACTACTAGCATAGTAAACGCAGCAACTGCAGAATATGAATTGTGGAAATCGAATGGTTGGAAGGAACAAACAGCCGCTGCTTATCCAACATTAGCATCGTATTATAAATTAGTAGGAATAACAGTATAGTGTATGTCATTAAAATACTACCCACAAACACAAATAAGACAAAATCTCTACACAAGAGGTGGTGAGTTTACTTTATCTAATGGTGCAAGCTACACAGGTAAGTACTATATCACTTCTGATGGTGGAATCTACGCAGGAGCTAATCCAGCTACAGGTACTAATCAAAGCTTAACCGCAGTAACTTCCAATAATACCGGCTTTTCCCAAGCTCAAAGTACCTATGCAACTGCTACATCTACTAACAGTTTGCCTTTAACTCAAACTATAACAAAATCCGACCTTGCATTAACTACCTTGACACCTTACTATCCAACACCGCTTCCAACAGACTATGCAAGAGGTTATTTTACAAGGTATTTTGCTAAATACGTGACAGGAACTGGTTATGTTGTAGAAATATCACAAACAGATTGGACTAAGATTCAAAATGGACAGGTATCATCCACTAGTTTAGGATATTTGAGTACTAATATTCTTTGGCAATTAACAGGACCATTACACAACACCAGAGTGTCTCAGTATCAAATTATAGGCGGTGTTTACGACACAAACAAAAGAACAACAGAAGCAGCAGCTGTTAATTTCGTTGGTTTGGTAGCTTTTATAGGTGGAAACTATACTAAGTTTGCACAAATAACACCAAATGTTGCTACTTCGGGAAGTAAGTAGTATTTTCCTAGTAAATAAAAGTTATGTATTTCATTATAGAAACAAAAGAGCAGCTAGCTCAGCTACCTAAGGTAGATAAATGCTTCATCGATCTAGTATCTTTATCAGAAGAAGCACACCCTCAACTCACTTCACCGTGTGTACTATACTATAACGACTTCAATAAAGGGTATATCATACCATTTAACCATACAGAAGCGTTTTCACTAACGATTGAAGACATAAAACCACTCTTAGAATGTAGAGTTTATCTGTTAGACCTTAAATGGCACGCACAAATACTTAATCTACAAACTACAAACTGTATAGATTTATACCAAACTATCCTAGATACCGAAGGAATCATCAAGGATTTCAGCTGTTATACCAATATACACAGCGATTATTACCGTAAATTTATGTATTCTGAGGATGTTAACACCTTAATACCTATTTCTAAGCATTATGAAAGGTGTGAATGTATGTTTGAGACAGTTAGACCTTACATAGGATTGAGTGGAAACTTACCGTGGTTAAATGCCTATACGGATGCATATAAATGGGTCGAAGAACAAGGTATTTGTATAGATGAAAAGCTCTTTGATAAGTACTTTGAGCCGGTTTGGAAGGCAAGATCGATTAAGAATAATAGGATTTATACGAGTTATAACTTATACAACATAACTTCAAGACCAACCAATGCGTTTAACGGTATTAATTTCTTATCCTTTACTAAGGATAACCATTCAAGGAGTGCTTTAGTACCTGAAAACGATGCATTTGTGGAGTTTGACTTCGATGGATATCATCCTAGATTAATTGCTAACATGATCAGCGTGCCTTTTCGGAACGATAAATCAGTTCACGAATTACTAGGACAGCAGTATTTTGGTAAAGCAGAGCTTACTTCAGAGGAATATCAAGAATCTAAGAAAATTACCTTTAGACAATTGTATAATGGGGTAGAGGATCAGTATAAGGATATATTCTTTTTTCAACAAGTAGTTGAATTAGTAAAAGCAATTGAAGCAGAATACAAAAGTACAGGACAAATTCAACTACCAAACGGTAGAATACTCAGACAGAGTGGGTTTACAGCACAGAAACTATTCAATTACTACATACAATGTCTTGAAACGGTCAACAATGTTAAGAAATTAATCAAATTAAAAGAGCTTTTCAAAGATAAAAAGAGTAAGGTTGTGTTAGTGGTGTATGATTCTATTTTAATAGACTACTCAGCAGAGGATCCTAAAGGATTTCTAGGTGAAATTAAGGCTGTATTGGAAGAAGATGGCTTTAGAGTGAAAGCTCAAAAAGGATTAAATTATGACTTTAACACTAAAAGCTAACTATTTATTATGGAATATTTAGAACTAACCCAGGATCAATTGAAGAATAAGTTATTTTGCACGTTTTCAGCCAAGGACAAGATCGAAGATACCCTTACCACTATTAAAAGTGAATATACAATTATGTATGGTAAGATTTTCGTTTTGGAATCAGAAGAATCTGACGAATACTTATGCACTTACAACATAGAACTTGATGGTAGCAGCACAAAGGTTCTCCCGAACACAATACTTTTACACAGAAAAAAAGAGTCTAACACTCTTTATACAATTAACAGCCTTAATTTACTAATTAAATCACTAAACGAAGGTGTATTAGATACTTCATTTAGAATTGATTGGCTGAACTACAAAAACACAATTCTTCTTACTCAAGGAGATGATCTCAAAAAACTTTCTACAAAAATTCATAAGATAGTCAACATTTAGTTGCTATAATGAGTTTTCCTTCGTACCTTTCTTAGGTAAGTATTTTATTAATTAACAATAAAACAGAGACAAGATGGATTTATCTAGTATCAAGTCTAAACTAGCTGCCTTACAAAACCCAAGGCAGGGTGGTGGACAAAAGAGAGACATGAGTTTAATTTTATGGAAACCAACAGTTGGAAAACACATGGTTCGGTTGGTTCCATCAGTAGTAGATGCTTCAAACCCTTTCAGAGAGGTGTATGTGCACTACGGAATTGGTAATCGTACAATGATTGCTTTAAACAACTTTGGAGAGAAAGATCCAATCGTAGAATTCGCTAAGCAATTAAAAGCTTCAGGCGATAAAGAAAATTGGTCTTTAGCTAGAAAGTTAGAACCTAAGATGCGTGTATTTGCACCAGTTATCGTTCGTGGTGAAGAAGAAAAAGGTGTACGTTTATGGGAATTTGGTAAACAAGTGTACCAAGAGTTGTTAAGTATTGCTGACGATCCAGATGTAGGTGATTACACTGATCCAATTCAAGGTCGTGACATTACAATTGAAACAACTGATCCTGCAACAAACGGAACAAGCTACAATCAGTCTAAAGTACGTGTTCGTACAAAAATTACTCCTTTATCNGAAAATGCTAATGAGGTTAAGAAATGGTTAACAGANCAACCAGATGCATTTACTATCTTTAAGAAGTACAGTTACGATGAAATGAAAGAATCATTGCTTGCATGGTTNCATCCTGANGAAACAGCAGAAGAAGCAGAAGTTACACCTGTANCAGCACCAGTTAATGATATTCGTGCTGAAGTAGAGACTAAGCAAGNAGTTCAACCTGCATCATTTGCTTTGAGCACTAAAAAGAAATCGAACATTGATGAAGAGTTCGACGAATTATTCAATCTTAAATAGGTAAAATGGCAACAAGTAAAAAAGCATCTCTCAATGAGAGTGTTTCAAGCGCTTTGAAAGGAACCTTTGATTTAGATAAATTTATCTCTTCGAAGAATCTATCAAGTACTTCAATTAAAATGAAAACCCAAACATGGATACCTCTATCAAAAGCTTTTCAAGATTGCCTATCCATTCCAGGTATACCAATTGGCCATACCACTTTACTAAGAGGTCATTCTGACACAGGTAAGACAACAGCATTATTAGAAGCAGCAGTAAGTGCCCAGAAAATGGGCATCTTACCTGTTTTTATTATTACGGAAATGAAATGGAATTGGGATCATGCTAAGCAGATGGGGTTACAGGTTGAGGATATTCCTGATGCAGATGGAGAAGTATCGGATTACAAAGGTTTCTTTATCTACGTTGATAGAGAGAGGTTAAATACAATTGAAGACGTAGCTGCTTTTATTGCTGATTTATTAGATGAGCAAAAGAACGGTAGATTACCTTACGATTTATTATT